GCTTAATTTATGGCACCACAGGATATGGAGTGTTTAAGGTTATTGCCAATACCGGCAATATAACCATTGATTCAGGGGCCATAGGTAACAGTATATTTTACTTTGAGATGATTTATTTTACCAAATAATCATTTGATAGCGATAACGCCCATACGTACCATAGCATCTGCGGGTATTGTCGCTCCCTCGTTGTCAAAGATGATTCTTGTCTTGGTCGAGGTCGAATTGTCAAAATCATACCTTACGTTTGTTATTTTGGCAGTAGAGGGAATAATGACAAGTACAGATGGACGTGCCGGAAAACTAATATTTAAATCAAATATCATGTCTTTACCAACTGGTATTTCTCGACCAAATGCAAAAGTGGTTGTATATGCACGCCAGTATTTTCCATCGTTTAAATTGCTACTTTATTCATCTTTGCCACAAATGCCACTTAGGATATGGTAAAATGGTATTAGTAAAAAGTATGCGAGACATCCAAATTAAATTAAGGATGTTTGATATAACTATTAATATTGAAATAAATGCAAGCCGTTGAAGGATATAGAAAATCCTCCAACGGCCTTACTTTTTTGACAGAAGAGGGTAAAAGCTGATGAACAGTAATAGCTTTATTGATTTATGCCATGGACATTTTGGTAGAAAAATTGCATATACGAATGTCGATAGAATTACCAAAGAAAATGTTGTTGGTGTCGTTGGTAAGGCCATTTCAGTTCTGAATTACAATCGACCGGCGATACGGTATCTTTACGATTACTACAAGGGTGACCAGCCGATTCATTACCGTGAAAAGAAAGTGCGGCCTGACATCAACAATAAGACCTGCGAGAACCATGCACTTGAAATTGTCCGCTTTAGCACCAGTCAGACATATGGGGAGCCGATACAGTATGTCAGCCGAAAAACAGATAAAAAAATCAATGATGCCGTGGATAAACTAAATGATTACATGAAGGACGCTCATCGGCAGGCCAGAGATATCAAGCTTGGAAATTTTCAGAGTGCCGTTGGAACTGCCTACAAGGTAACGCTTAAAGGAAAGTCAACAGATATTGTTCCGTTCCGAATCCATATTCCGAATCCGCTGAATACGATTGTTGTGTATTCTGCCAAAGATGATTCAGATATGCTTTCCATTCAGGTATTGAAGGATGAAAAAGACGAACAGTATTATCAGTGCTATTCGGATGATTTATATTTCATCATCAAGGGCGGTAGAGTAACTGATTCTGGAATAAATGGTTTTGGCGGTATTCCGATTGTGGAGTATCCGAATAATCCGGACAGGCTCTCCGACATTGAAATTGTGATTACGCTTCTTGACCAGATTAACAAAATGCAGTCCGACCGCATGAATGGTATTGAACAGTTTATTCAGGCATTTATGCTTTTTAAGAACTGTGAGATTGATGAGAAGAAGTTTTTACAGATGTGTGACCTTGGTGCTGTGGAGGTTAAAGATTCCGGTCAGGGAATGCAATCAGATGTAAAACTCATGACGGCTGAATTGAATCAGCAGCAGACGCAAGTAGCCAAGGATGATGTGTACCGACAAGTACTTGTCGTTGAGGGTATGCCAGACCGACAGCAGAATACCGGCGGAGATACCGGACAGGCGGTTTACCTGCGGAATGGTTGGGATTTTGCGGAACAGCGGGCAAAACTGGATGAACCATTTACCATTGAGGCAGAGAAAAAACATGCCAGAATTGTTTTGAATATCATTAAGCAAACAACAAATGATGTTCCTCTGACAGTAAGAGACTTCGATGTGAAGATTACTCGAAATTCTACTGATAATATGCTGGTTAAGGCACAGGCGCTGGATTATTTACTGAAAAATAAGATTCATCCGCTGATTGCAATTACTGTATGCGGGCTGTTTGGTGACCCGGAAAAGGTTTGGACGCAGAGTAAGCCGTACATGGATACCATTTTCAAGACGCAGGAGCAACTTGATATTGAAGCTGAAAAAGAACACGCATTGGAACTTTTGAAAACAAAGCAAACTGAAACAGTTAAAACAGGAGGAGCCGAGTAGGCTTTTCTTTTTTTATATCAAAATGGAGCCATCCGATAAATGGCAAAATCCAGCAGGAGCGACCTGCGTTATCAAAAGCGTGGATTAGAAAGGGGAATAACATGACAAGAGAACAGGCAAAGAAGAATCTGGTTGCGCTTGGCGTCGAGGAACCTACTGATGAGCAGGTAACCAATTACCTAAATCAGCACAATGGAGAAGTAAAGAAATATCAGGAAGACGCTGAGAAATGGAAAAAAGAAGCTGAAAAGGCGGAGGAGCTGCAAACCAAACTTGATGGTCTTGAGCAACAGAATCTTACCGAATTGGAAAAGGAGAAGAAAGCCAGAGAGGCAGCGGAAAAGAGAACGGCAGATTTACAGAAGCAGCTTACAACTTCCGCAGTCGAAGCGATTTTCGCAAAAGCAAACCTTTCCGGCGAGGAGTTTTCCGGGATGATTGGCGCATTATCCGGGCTTGATTTGGAGGCGGCAAAGACCAGCGCAGAATCTTTTGTCAATGGAATCTCCAAACGCGACGAAGCGAACAAGACCCAGTGGCAGAAAGAAACTTTTGACAAAACTCCGAATCCGGGGACCGGAGGCAAATCCGACCCGGCTGGAGGTGGAGAAGAAAAGAGTGCTGCCGCTGAATATGCGAAACAGTATTCGCAGGAACATAACCCACAGCCGACGGTAGGCAATCCGGTTCCGGCTGCCACAACAACATTTTAAGGAGGATATGACATGGCTTACATGAAGGTTGAGCAGGGATATAGCCTGCCAAATTTTTTGGAATCTGCCGTTGGCCTGGTTCAGAAAACAGAGATGGTTACCCAGGAGATGGCAACTACAGTTGACAACAAGAAGCTTATTTATGCTGGAACGGCATTCCCGTCTAATGATTCCAAGGCAACTGGTATTGTATTTGAAACTGTTGATATGACTGACGATACAAATCGTCCAGCCAGCGTTATTAAAGCTGGAAGAATCTACGGAAATAGATTAAAGACGCCGTTATCCAGCGAAGCCAAGACAGCTTTGGAGAAAAAAGGATTTGTAATTCTTGATGCTCCAGAATGTGAATTTTAATTGGAGGTGTAAAGATGCCATTTAATGTATTGGATACAATTAATGTTACAGAGAGATTAAATTTTTCTCAGAACTTCGCCGTTGCAAGGCCAACCGTTCTGGATACCATTTTCCCGGACGTGAAGACACAGCACTTCAAGGCTGAGTATTACCGGCTAATGCAGGGACAGAATTTGCCAACTCCTGCATTTGTGCATGCTCTGGATTCCGAGGCGCACATCGGTACCAGGCCGACTTTCGAGAAAGTTCTGACTGAGAAACTGTTTATCAAGGAGAAAATCAATCAGTCCGAGCAGTTGCAGATGTACATCAACAATGGTGTACCAGATGATGATGGTCTGGTGAACTGGGTGTTTGACGATATGGGCAGATTGTCCGAGAGCGTTGTTACCCGTACCAAGATTGCCAAAGGTCAGGCAATGAGCCGTGGTGTAATGAAAATCAAGGAAAATAATCTGGATATGTTGATTGATTTTGGTGTACCTGCGGCTCATAAAATCACTTTTGGTGATTGGTCTAACCCAGAATATGATATCTTTGGCGATATCATGAAGGCAGTAAAAATGCTGAAGGATGAGGGTAAAATTCCGTCCAGAATGCTGACCTCTGATACCCAGATTCAGCGCATGAGAAAGAACAAGGGCATCCAATCCGCAATCTACGGTAATATCAATGCGGGTAGACTGGTTACCATGAATGAACTTCGGTCTATCATCATGGAGGAGTTCGGCCTTCAAATTGCTACCTGTGATGAAAGATATGCCTACATCAAGGCTGATGGTTCCAGAGTGAATGGTCGCTACTTCGATGAGGACAAGGTTACCTTCTATACGGCGGATGTATCTGGTAGGGCCGGTACTGGTTTGTGGGGACCGACTCCGGAGGAGGCTGAGTATGCTGCATTCCAGGAAGCATTGCAGAAAATGTTTGTAACCGTGACCATGTGGGCGACCGAAGACCCTGTTGCAAAATGGACGAAAGCTTCTGGTATGTTTATCCCGGTCCTTCCGGACGTATATGGTATGGTAATCGCTACGGTTACTACTGCTGAGAACACTCTTGGCACTCTGACTGTGGAATCATCCGCCGGTTCTGCAAGCGGAGCAACGAAACTGACTGTTTCCCCGGCAAAGGCAAGCGGAAATTCATATAAGTATAAAATAGGTGATTCCGAAACCGCTGTTGTTTTCGGTCAGAATGTCCAGACCTGGACTGCATGGGATGGCTCTGCTGACATTACAGCGCAGACTGGAAAGACCATTACCGTAGTTGAGTGCGATTCAGCATACAAGGCTCTGAAAGCCGGTAGCACAACGGTGACCGCAAAGGCAGGCTGATTGTGAGGTGAAATGAGTGGAAGCGGAGATTCTGGATGATGTAATTACATATCTTGGTGACGAGGTAGCCGAAAAAGATTTGTCGGTTCTGTTCATCTTAATCCAGAGAGCAATCCGAAAGGTTTGTGCGAAGCGGTATCCGTTTGGATACACGGACACGGAGAAAGAGACAGCGGTTGAGCGGTATCGTGATACGATATTTGCCGCCGCTGTTTACTATTGGGCGAAACAAGGGGCTGATGGTGAAAGCTCTCACAGCGAGAATGGAATCAGCCGAGCATATGAGAAAGAAGACGATATCTATTTTGATGTTGTCCCGATGGCAAAAATTTTCTGAACCGTATGTAATTCCAAAAGTTGACTCTCCTTTTAAAAGACGGAGCGTGTCCGGTCGATACCTCCCCGGCTGGACGCAGGGTGTGCGCTGTGAATGGTGGTGGGCAAGCGCATTTTTCTTTTGTGGAGGTTATGGAGGAAAAGTGAACGATGATATGAAAACTGGTGGATTGATTGAATTACAGGGCGTAAAAGAAGAAATCAATACCATCAAAACCGAACTGAAAAGGAAAAGATTTGACACGCCAAAAGGATTTTCAGTGCTTGAGGGATATATTCAGGACAGAATGAACGAACTCAAGGGAAAAGAATGATTAAAGTAAATTATGAGGAAATTTGTGGAGGTAAAGAAGAATGATTTTTAAAGAAGCTTATGAAGCACTGAAACAGGGCGCAGATATTAAAAGACCATCATGGAAAGGTTTCTGGCGCAAAGAAGATGAAACGATTGTCATGTACTGCAAAGACGGTTCAAAAGTTCCATTCATGGAAACAGAGTGTATCTTTGTTGATATCGACCACATGATGGCAGATGACTGGGAAATTGTTGACTGGGATTCCATTACGGGACTTGACGTGTCCACTTTTACATTCGGCGAGGCAATATCTCGTATGAAGAGAGGAGAGCGTGTTGCCCGTAAAGGCTGGAATGGAAGGAACCAATATATTCAGCTTGCGACTAATATCAGCTATATTGACGCAGATGGAAACGCTGTGAATGTGGAGCATGAAGCAATCGGAAATAAAGCCATTGCCTTTGTCGGAACGTCTGGAGTGCAGATGGGATGGCTTGCTTCACAGGCTGATATGCTGGCAGAGGATTGGGTTCTGGTTGAGTGATAAGGCGGTGGGCACTATGAGAGGACTGAAACGCAATAAGCAAAAGATGTGGTATCAGCTCTATTCAGAACACATTCCGGTCTATGAGACAGACCTTGATGGTAACATCATCTATGACCCCGTGACCGGAGAACCGCTTTTGACTGGCGATTGTACTGTTGGCTATGCTGACCCTGTGGAGTTTCGGGCAAACGTATCAGCCGCCAGAGGGGAAGCAAATACAGACCCATTTGGCGTTGATTTGGCTTATGACAAAACGATTGCCACTTGTGACATGAATTTGCCGATTGATGAATTGTCGGTGTTATTCGTGGATAAGAAGCCGGAATTTTGCGCAGACGGAAAGTTGACCAATAAGCCCGATTTCAAGGTTGTTAAGGTGGCAAAGTCTTTGAATTCGGTTTTGTATGCGATTCGGAAAGTGACAGAGGGAGGAATGCAAAATGATTCAACATGAGACATATAGATTTGACCAATGCAAAGTGACCTTTGATAAGGATATTTACGTAGCTATGCTGGAGCCAAGAGAAGGGAAGGAAGAACAATATCCAACAGTTCTACTGGATTATCGACCGATAGCAGAAGACGGAGTTGATTTACGAAAGATTCCTTGTGTTTTGGAATTCAAGAACGAGAAAGCTATTGACGAGTTGATTGATGTCTTGAAACATTTAAAGGAGACTTGGAAAACGGAGGAACGGAACGATGGCTAAATATAGGAAAAAACCCGTTGAGATTGAAGCATTTCAGTACGACGGGGATTTAAAAGGAAAAGACGGCAAGTGGTATGTGCCGGAATGGGCAGTAAAGGCCTTTGAGGATGGTGTAATGTATTACGACAGCATGGATTGTGATTCGCCGCCCGTAGAGCTGTTTATTAAAACCCTTGAGGGTGTTCACCATGCCAGTGTGGGAGATTATATCATTCAAGGCGTAAACGGAGAACTTTACCCATGCAAGCCGGATATATTCGAGAAAACCTATGACAAGGTTATGCCGCTGTCTCCGTTGCTTGAGTAGGTGTTTGTATGGGAAAACGAATAATCCGTGGAGAACTGTCCTCAAAGGGAATCCAGAGCATTATCGACCAACTTCAAGACTACAAACAAGACTTGCACCGCAAGACTGAACTGTTGTGTAAGCGGTTGGCAGAAGTTGGATTGACCGTGGCGCAGACGAAAATCGGAGAATCTCCGCTGGGTAAGACAATCTCCTTGCGAATTGATATGGAACCATCAAAGGCAGGCTGCAAAGCCATTCTGATTGCGTCTGGACAGACAAAATCAAATGATTATGGCACCGTAAATACGCTTTTGCTCGTTGAGTTTGGTGCGGGCGTATTCTACAATCCATCAGACAATCCGAAAGCTGGGGAAATGTGGTATGGAATCGGAACTTTCCCCGGACAGATTCATGCTTTTGAAGATGGATGGTATTACTGGGGCGAAGATGAGAAGTGGCATTACACTCACGGTGTGAAAGCCACGATGCCTATGTATAGCGCTTCGGTGGCTATCCGTGAACAGGTAGCGTCAATTGCAAAGGAGGTGTTCTCGTAATGCTTGACATTTCCTCACTGGTCTATTCCAGACTGATAAACAACGAGCAGATGAAGAAATATCTGAAAGGTAGCAGTACAACTAAGAATGACACTCCATCGGCATTTCCGTATTTGTACATGAAAACATTGGGGGAGCCAACAACCAGTTCTTCCTTGCAGAATAAGCAATGCGCCATACAAGCTGCTTTTGAGATTACCATTTATGATTCTACTTCAAGTACCAAAGCGAAGCAGCTAATCTTTCTGGCGTCTGACCTTATGCAGAAGATGGGATTTACAATGAATTACGGTCCGACTGAAATAGAACGGTCCAGTACAACAGAAGCATATCGCTGGATAGCAAGGTTCCGAAGAACCTATTGCGAGGGCGATGTGATATAGCAACTAAATAACTTTGAGCCATGCAGGAAACTGTGTGGTTCTTTTTTTATTCCAAATTTTAAGGAGGATATGAACCATGGGTAATTTTATAGACCTTTCTACGGCAGGCATCAAGGTTGGATATGGGATTGAAGGGACGGCAGGCCAAAAACCATCAAAGTTTATCGACCTGCCAAACCCAAAGTCAATACCTGATTTCAATCCGAAAACAGCGACTTACGATGTTACGTCTCTGAACGACACAGTTTGGAAGCGTTACATTGATGGACTGAAAGACCCAGGTGGAGCGATTGAGATTACGTTCGGAATGTCTGATGGATTCCGAGAGATGTGGAATGGTATTTGTACCGAATACGAAAGTGCAAAAACATCTGGGAAGCGCATGTGGATGGAATTTTTCCACCCTGGATTGACTGAGGCATTTTTCTTTACCTGTACTCCATCAAGTCTAGGATGGTCCGCAACTGATGTGGATAGTGCCTGGGACACCACGGTATCGGTAACACCAACTGGGGAAATTGGGTGGGCAGAGCCAATTAAGCCTACACCAAAGGAACAGATTGGGTCATAAAGAAAACTGGGAGGTAAATGAACATGAGAATTTTGACGATTGGTGGCAAGGAATATCAAATTGAATTTGCCTTTGATGCGGCAGAATATAAGGCTTGTGTGGACAAAGTTTTTAAAGTGGTTTCTGGAGGCTACATTATGAAGCGTGGAATCACTGGAAAAGAGGGAAAGGCTGAAATGGCGGTGGCCATGATGGACGGAACAGCTGATATGATTTCCGATATGGCGTCTCTGTCCATTACTTGCTTTTATGCGGGCCTTCTGGAAAATAATCCTGTTAAAGATGAAAAAGCAGCAAAGCAGTTGTTTAAGCAGTTTGTAAAGGAAAATCCGGATGATGACCGCGCATCATTTCTGGGAATGTATGAGTTCTTGAAAGGATGTATGGAGGAAGATGGTTTTTTCAAACTTACCGGCCTGGACAAGTATCTGAAGGAAATGTCAGAGGCCATGGAGAAGGCGATAAAGGAAGCAGAAAAGGAGACAGAACAGTCCACATTACCGAAAGTTCCGACAGACCGAAAGAGGAAGTCAACTTCCACAAAATAATTTGGGAGCATTATCTTCCGCTTGCGCTAAAAATAGGTGTCCCTTATGAATTGTTCTGGCACCTCAATCCAACAAAACTGATTCCGTTTATTAAAGCATATGGACAGAAACAGCAAGAGCGAAGTGATGAAATGTGGATGATGGGTCAACTTGTTATGGCGGCATTAGATGCAACTGTATGTAACATGATGCCTTTCGTTAAACGCAAAGGAAAAGGGAAATACCCTGAAAAGCCATATCGGGTAATTCCTATGACAGAAGAAGAAAGGCGGCAGGAAGAAGATAAAGAATTACAAAAATTCCTTGGTTTTGCGGATTCGTTTGAGAAAGATGTGAAAAAGAAAAATGAGGGCATGTAGGTGTTACAGCCTATTTGCCTATTTTAACAACATAGTTTCTATAAACCAATAGGGCGAGTGACTAAAGCAGTTACCCGCCTTTTTTTATATGCAGAAAAGGTAGGTGAAATCATGTCAGATGTAATTGATGATTTAAAAGTCCAAATAGACGCTAGTACGCAGAGCGCAGATGCGAAATTGGATAAGTTCATTGCAAAAATGATGAAATTCCAGTCCACAATTACTGGTCTTGAAATGTCCAATGTAAGTAATATTGCTTCCGGAATTAATCAGATATCGGCGTCCATTCAGAATTTTAATAACAGAACAAAGACGGCAGATTTTAGTAGAGTTGCTACTGGAATGAATAAACTGGCAACAGTAGATGCCCAGGGAGTTGCAGCGACAGCTCAGGCCATGTCCACATTTGCAGCTAATATGATGGGGCTTAATGATGTTCATGTGGATTCTGATGGGATTTCTAACATAGCCAATGCCATATCCAAACTAGGGCGGGCAACAGTGACAGAGGCGACGCAGAATTTGGAGTTTCTGAAAACCAGTATGAAAGATTTTATTACTGGAATGAATGGTGCCGGAAGTTTAACTTTTGATGCGAATGGACTAGTATCGCTGGTAAATAGCGTGAGCCGACTTGGGAGCACAAATGCTACGCAGTCGGTCAAGAATCTTCCTCAGATTTCCACAGCTTTAAGGGGATTCATTACGAGTATGAATACTGTTGGAAGTGTCGCGTTCGATTTTGCTGGGCTTAATAATCTTGTGAGCAATATTACCAGATTAGGTGGTGCAAAAGCAACACAAGCCGCAACAAATCTGAAACCGATAAAGGACCAGATATTGCGATTCGTGAGTGGTTTGAATGGGATAGGTTCACTTAGCTTTGATACAACCAGTCTGGCTAATCTTGTTTCTTCCATTACTAAACTGGGAGGCAAGGCGGCCACAACGGCGATTCCTAATATTCAGGCACTTGGTACGGCATTGACCCAATTAATGGCAACATTATCCCATGCACCAGCTGTAAGCCAAAATCTTATACAAATGACAACAGCTCTGGCTAACCTGGCCGGAAATGGTTCAAGGGTTAGCAGTGCATCGACGGCGATGTACCGAGGATTAAACTTATATTCCAGTAGCGCAAGTAGAGCGACCAAAGCTACAAAAGGTTTAGTTTCCCAAATTGGTATGTTCTATGCCAAGTGTTTCTTGCTGATTCGTGGAGCCAAAGCATTGTGGAAGGCCACAGAATCATCCATGGATTATATTGAGACATTGAATTATTTTGACGCTGCATGGGGGCAGGTCGCTGGGAATGCGGCAGGAGAGTGGAAGAAAGCTGGTTATGAGTCTGCTGAAGCTTATGCTAAATCTTTCAGTGAGAGAGCAAAAGCATTGACAGGTAAAATGACAGGATTTCAACCAGATGCATATGGGAATCTAATAGCAACTGGAATGCCCAGTCTTGGATTGGACCCAGAAAAGCTTATGAATTATCAAGCTACTTTTGGTCAAATGGCATCCTCTATGGGTGTTGCTTCTGAAACTGCTTTGAAGTTATCCAATGCCCTTACTATGATTGGAGCGGATTTAGCTTCCGTAAAGAATCTTAAGTTTGAGGATGTATGGCAGGATATGGCATCTGGCATGGTCGGTATGAGCCGAACATTGGATAAGTACGGTGTCAATATTCGTAATGTGAATCTGCAAGAGAAATTATATGAGTTAGGTATAGATGCTAAAATTGCAAAACTGGGACAGCAGGACAAGGCACTTTTACGGACTATTATTTTACTCCAATCTACTAAATATGCGTGGGGTGATATGGCTGATACGATAGGACAGCCAGCAAACCAGTTACGCCTGTTACAGGCTAATTTTGCAAATTTGGCACGAACAATAGGTAACTTGCTTCTGCCTATAGTATCAAAAGTCCTTCCATACATAAACGCGCTGGTAATCGCTATACAAAGGCTATTTTCTTGGATAGGCGGTTTGTTGGGAATAAAGATAGGCGGTTTTAGTTCTTCGATTGGTTCTGCGGCTACGGATTTTGGGGATATGGAAGATGCTGCTGACGGTATTGCAGATAGTACCGGTGATGCTGCAAAGAACACAAAGAAGATGGCAGACAACCTTCAAGAATTCGATAACCTGAATGTTGTTAATTCGCAAAAAGATTCCGGTAGCGGTGGAAGTGGTTCTGGCGGTGGTGCAGGTGGCCTGTTGGATGATGCTTTCAATGATGCGTTTGCTGAGTATCAGGCAGCTTGGGACGCAGCATTTGCAAATATGGAAAACTCCGCACAGGAGATGGCCGATAAAATTTGTAATGCGTTCAAATCTGGAGACTATTTCGGAATAGGTCAATACATTGGTGATGGCATAACAGGAGCTTTGAAATCAATTAACTGGGAGTCTGTCTATTCAGTGGCACAAGGTTTTGGTAATGGATTAGCAGAATTTTTAAATGGATTGATTTCACCGGAACTGTTCGGTTCAGTTGGCGGCACGATTGCCGGATGTCTGAATACAGCATTGCATTTCATGGATTCCTTCGGTGTTACTTTTGATTGGAAGGACTTTGGACTTTCTATTTCAACAGGGATAAACGAGTTTTTTGGTACATTCGATTTTAGCTTGCTTGCAAAAAGCATTAATGTGTGGGTTCAGGGCATTTGGACAACCATAAAGACTGCAATTTCAGGGCTTGATTGGAAAACTATTTTCTCTGGGGTTAAAGACTTTTTGGGTAATATCGAGCTAGAGACGGTTGGGATAATCATTGGGTCAATTACGGTTAAAAAGTTTGGGAAACTCTTATTTAGCGGTGCATTGGCAAAACAGGCAGCAACGGCCATATCAAAATCAATATTATCCAGTTTGGCAAAAGGACTTTCCTTTGCTGGTATTGGAAAGGTCCTCTCAAAGGCATTTCCGAGCAGCCTTATTGTAAGCACAATTACTACAACGATGGCAGAGACGGGAGCATCGTTGCCAGCGGTTCTTTCTAGTTTGATTCTTACGCCAATTAAAACGTTTTTCACAGTAACAATTCCGGGAACGATTACGGGAGCATTATCGTCTATTGGAACAATGATAACTGGTGGAATAACTGCACTTGCAGGTACTCTTGGAGTCAGCGTAGCCGCTGCCGGAGCAATTGTTATAGCCGCCGCTGCCGCCGCGGTTGCAGGAGTGATTTATACAGTAACGCACTGGGATGAAATAAAAGAGTTTTGGACTGTTACTGTGCCAGAGTGGTGGTCTGGAATAGTGGTTCCGTTTTTTGAAGGGATTCCAGACAAACTTTCGAAAGTATGGGAACTTGTAAAGACTACAGCTTCTAAAAAGTGGGATGCACTTCTTGATTATTTAGGCGGGATTCCAGAGAAAATTGGTGGTGTTGTATCAGATATAGGAGAATGGTTTAATCAGTTGCCGGGGAAAATCGGCTATGCGCTTGGTTATGCACTTGGCACAGTAACTAAATGGGGAGCTGATTTAGTAGGGTATTTGGAGCAGAAAATTCCGGAAATCATTTCAAGTATCGCAACGTGGTTTTCTGAATTGCCAGGAAGAATTTATGCGGCAATTTCTGGAACTGTATCAAAAGTTGCTGCTTGGGGAAGTGAGGTTCTGGCGGCATTTAATGAAAAGGTTCATGAAACGATTTCAAATGTTGTGATATGGTTTTCTGAACTTCCTGGAAAGATATATGATACTATCATAAAGATAAAAGAAAAAATTGTTGAATGGGGAAAGAATACAGTTTCTTTCTTCCAGACCGAAGTGCCTAAAATTGTAGATAAAGTAATTGAATTTTTTGGAGAATTACCAAAGAAAATTATAACTGTTGGAGAAAATTTGGTAAAAGGACTTTGGGAAGGAATTTTCAATTTAACGAATTGGCTAGGAACGAAAATTGGAGATTTTTGTCGTGGAGTAATTGATGGATTCAAAGCCGGATTTGATGAGCATTCTCCATCCAAAAAGGCATTCCAGATTGGTGATTATTTTACAGTAGGCCTAATGAATGGTATTGTCAATAAATTCGGCATGGTTCAATCGAAAGTTGATGACTTTGTAAACGGTTTGACATCCAATACTATACCTATTCCGATGATAGACACTAGCGTAAGAATTAACAGAGATATTTTCAACCAGGTTGATACAAGAACAAGTATGGCATTTGACATTGGACACTCAAACTTCAAAGCGGATATATCGGCTGAACTTAAAGCGGCTTTATCTGACATTATTGATTATGATAAACTAGGGGATGTACTAGTTGCTAAGTTGGAGAGGGCAAATATAACAGCTGAACTTGATTCCAATAAGGCATACAATAATACAAAAGAAAAGTGGCGGCAGGAAGTAAAGAGAACAGGGCGCTCTCCGGTTCCAATTGTTTAATTAAATCATCTCCTCGCTTTGTGTTATTATAAAAATATCAAGGCGAGGAGATATCAGGGTGGTATTATCTATTAACCGGATGAATATATACTAACCATAAAAGAAATATGGAACAAGTGGGAAAAATATCATTATTCGGTTTGTATAACGATTTCAAAGGGTCAGAGTTCATAGGCTTTTGTATTGTCATTCCCCTCCCTTCATGCTATAATGAAAGCATATTACAAAGGGGGATGATTTCATGAGGAAAATAGCTGTTATGTTAATTGGATGCCTGATTTTGACCGGATGTAGTAATTCTGGGATAACGCAGGAGTTGTATGAAAGTGTGGTTGCCGAAAGGGATGCATTAACGCAAAAGCTAGAATCTTTGGAGGCTGATGTTTCTAATAACATCCAACATGAAGGAGAAAAAGTATCAACTGATGAAACTGAAAGTAAGGAAACTTCGGAGACTAAGGAAAGCCAAAATGAGAATGTTGAAGTTCTGGCGGAGTATACATTGCCAGATGGAATTGGCTGGTATACACGGCATTTTATTATAGTCAAAAACAACTCAAACGAAACGGTTGATATTTCCACTTCATCATTGGCGTATTCGGAGGACGGCACAATGGTTGGAGCGGCAAACGGAAAACTTGATGCACTTGGGGCTGGATGTACATCAGTATTATATGAATCATTTGAAACAAATGCACAAATATCTCGCTATGAAATGGAGTTAAACACATCACCAAGCCAATACTATAAATCAGTAATCGAAGATTTGTCGTTTGTTCAAAACGATATTGACGGTGGAGCTGTTTTCCAAGTCACAAATAACGGGAAAGATTCAGCGGAATTTGTTGAGGGGTATGCACTGTTTTTTAAGGAAAATGAACTGGTAGGATATGAAAGCACATATTTTACAGATGATGATTCCCAAATTAAACCCGGAAAGACAATATCAAAGCAGGTTACTGCATATGAGGATTTTGATAGAATAGAATTTTATTTAACAGGAAGAAAATAAAATTATTAACAAAGGATAGTATTGCGGAACGCAAAAAGGAAACAATAAGCAGAACTAAGTAAAAGCACCTGGAAAAACGGGTGCTTTTAGTTTAAGTTTTATTGAAAAGAAGTTGAACGGATACAGTATAGCCCTTCCTGGTTCTGATTTTACTTATTCGCTGGGGAATGATTTATTAAATCAATATGCTATGGCACCACAGGTATCCTTGCCAAGCTTTAACACTGGTTCTATCAACATGGATTATACAGCAGAATTGTGTGCTTCTTTGGCAGGAATAATTGATTACGATAAACTTGGAGAGGCAGTTTATAAAGCACAAAGCAGAGCAATGCAGGAGAATCCTACAGTAATTGGCGATTCAGATATTTATAATGCTACATGTAGAGGCGTAGCACAGCGTTATAATCGCACAGGAAAAACAGGATTTAAAGGAATTGACTGATGGAATATTGAAAATCCCCTCCCGAAATGATACAATTTTGATATCAGATTGGAGGGGGGTACATATGAAGAATACTATATTGATATTAGTGAGTTGTCTGATGATATGTGGATGTTCCGCACAAAATCCTAACGTAACCACGGAGGCATCTATCGAAGAAACAGAGGACAGATTCCATCTGCCTGTTGAAATTGAAACAGAGGATGGGATTGTTGAACTGAGCAATGTATTCATTCAACAATTAAAAACAGAACATGGATATAGCGGCTATATTGTTTTAGAGTTTGATTTATCTGCATTGGACGAAGATGATCAGTATTGGTTTGAAAAAGATTATTCTATTTCAGTTTATGACAAATCATATATGTCTTCAGACAAAAATATTATGGAACTAAATGAGTTTGGGGAAATAAAATCGGCGATACAAGGTAGCGAGAAAAAGTATTTTTTTGAAATGATTTCTGAACGCAAGACATCTCTGAATGATGCTGGTATTTTTATTGATGTAGAGATAAGGAACCGTCTTTCCAAGGAAAACACAATAGAAATTAGAGGAACAGCCTCTGATTTTGATATTGTAGACAAATTACCAAGTGATATTGAAAAGGTGTACTTGGAGTTGGTTTGGGATAAAAACAATTAGATGAGAATAAAACATAAAAGGGGCCCTTCTGCAAAATAATTCTAAAAGTAATTGAATTATCAGGGTAGTATATTTGAGTTAGATGGGAGTGGATTTTATGGCGTTAGTTAAATGTCCGGAATGTGGAAAAGAAATTAGCAATAAAGCGATGCAGTGTCCATATTGTGGGTGTCCTAAGTCTGAATGGGAAAGTATGAATGATATTGCCGTTAATACTTGTGAACCGGAAATAATCGATTATCCAGAAGAAACTATTGTAGAATGTCGGTTGAATATGGTGATTCATTTTTGTGGAAAGAAAATTAGCATTGTTGATAATGAAAGAAATGTATATTCGGGCGGCATTAATAAATTAAGAATTTTGTCTATAGAAAAGCCAACTTCATGCTCATATGGAGAAATCAGAGTGTCTTTTCCAAAGGAGAAGCCAGGGATTTTTTTTAGTGGCGATTCCATATCTATGAGATTTGCAAATAGTTTTGGGTTTGATATTTCTAAACGATATTTAGCGGAAAAGATAGAGGAATACGATAAGCACCAAGAATATATAAAAGAATATAATAGGAATGTGGCAGAAAGAAAAAGGAAAAAGAAGGAAGAAACTAAACGGTTAAAAAATACACCTCATTGTCCAAAATGCAGCAGTACAAATTTGCAGTATTTAGGCGAGGATAACGTTGGAGGGAGAGAAGCAAAAACCAAAACATCTACAAGTTTAAATCTTAACCCTTTTAAGCCATTTACCTTATTCAATGAAAAGGAAAAGGTTGTGAAAAAAGCAAAGGCAGGTATAGATTTGGACAGATGGCGTTGTCAGGATTGTGGAAAAGTTTTTACGACTATTAAATAACAATAAACAGTTAACCGAAATAACTGGGTATATTATTAAAATATCTTTGATAAAAGGGAGAACCAGTAGATGTTGAAACTAATGCCCCATATACTACTGCTGCGATAGCACAGTGACTTGGAGGGGATGCTATTTGAGCAAAAAAATATCTTGATTTGTTAATGGGGTGCCATTATTGGCACCCTCTTGTGATATTTCAGAGTATACGGGAGAGTTTATGCTACAAAATCGAATAAATTCAATATAAATTCCCGGCCCATCTGTGTAATTCTTCTGTGATAGATAACTTTGCCGTTGTCCAAGACTTCCTGTTTGATTTCCTCATAACCCAAGTCGCTGTACTGAGAATACATGACCCACGTTTCATTTACTTTATATTGGATTTTCTTTTCGGCAAGTAGTTTGTTCAGTTCTATGGCAGACTTCAGACCGAGTTCCTTGGCAATTTCTGTCATCGTATATGTTTTGTTGACGTGCATAAGAATGGCGTTTTTCTTTTCTGCTACCAGACGGGCGGCTCGTTCTTCTTTCAATTTTGTTAGGAGTTCGATTCCGAAATCCGGATTATTCAGGATGTCGTCGATTACTTTGTCGGTTGCATAGATTCCGTGTTTACGGATAGAGGGGAGGACTTCATCAAAAACCCAATTTTCAAAGTGTTCTGCAGAAGGTAATTCGCTATGCGTAATCAAGCGGTATAAATCTCCCTCTGGAATGCAATTCGTCTCCTGTTTGCCCCCATTTGAAGGTATTCCCAATTTGGTAACCCCTTTGCAATGTTGAATAACCGCTTTACTGGGATTGGAATAGCCAAGTGCGCGTGCAATATCAATACCGACAAAATAAATTTTTCCGTCAATCTCTACCGTCCTAATTTCTCCAAATTCATCATTACTAAAAATTTTTAATGCGTTCATGTTTGTTTCCTCCGAAAATTGATTGTTAAAAGTTCTAATTCTCAATCGGTTGAGGAACTGCAAGCGGCATTTCGCCGCCTGTAGCTTTTGGCAGACCGGGAACATACCCCAGCAGGACTATCGCCGATATATTCAAGCCCTAAGGCATGAATGACTAACAAAAAAAGCCTTGGCGAAATAAGCAGACTGTTACATCTACTTACAACGTCAAGGCTCCGTGAGCTGGCTGTACATCTTGGCATCCTGGCGACCCAAGGTTTATGTATATGGTCAAGGCGACCGCATCGCTAGCATATACACACGAATGTTTAATTAATATTCAATCTATCATATTATTGTCAGTAAGTCAATATAATAATCAATTTCTCAGTGTTTTCTTCTCTACTCCGAATTATGTTTTAGAATAGTTGCAATATCCCTAAATGAATATTTTGATTTCACTATCCACATATATTTATTTATGATAAGTAGCAAAAATGAGTTGTAGAGAGCAGCCTTGTATGCTACAATAATTATGGATTGATTTAGCCTTCATTTAGAATTACAGAAAGCGAGGTGTGCTTATGAACCCGGTTTTAAAATATAGAGGAGGAAAATCGAGGGAAATACCCCGCTTTCTTCAATATATTCCAGATGACTTTAACCGTTACATTGAGCCTTTCTTTGGAGGCGGAGCGGTATTTTTTTATTTGGAACCCGATAATGCGATTATTAATGACGCAAATACCCGGTTAATGACTTTTTATCAGCAATTACGGGATGACTACCCAACTATGCGCACGCAACTTGATAGGCTCCAAAGAATTTATGAGATTAATCAAGCCGAGTTTAAAAGATTGAAAATTTTGACCCCTGATGAACGAGTGCCAAACGCAAATGAGGACTTGTACTATCATATGCGAGAGCTCTTTAATCATCCAGACAATAGCTTTTTAGATGGGGTATTATATTTCTTCATCAATAAAACAGCCTATTCTGGCATGATCCGCTATAATAGTAACGGTGAATATAATGTTCCCTTTGGACGTTACCCCAATCTCAATACAAGACTGGTAACGCAACAACACAGCGAACTGTTGCAGCGAGCAGAACTTTTTAATCTTGATTACAGAGAAATTTTTGATATGGCAGAAGAGGAGGATTTCATTTTTCTCGATCCACCATATGATTGTGTGTTTAACGACTATGGCAATATTGATATGATGAATGGTTTTGATGAAGCTGAACATAGACGGTTAGCCGCAGATTTTAGAAATTTGCAATGTCGTGCGCTAATGGTAATTGGAAAGACATCATTAACGGAAGAACTATACAACGGATATATATTTGATGAATACTATAAAAACTATTCCGTTAATATAAGAAACCGCTTTAACAATGATAAAATGCATATTGTTGTGAAAAATTATTAAGGAGGGCGTAGTAGTGGCAAGAATTGATAATAAGCTATTGTTTTTTACTACTTCGCCAAGAACTCCGGCTAAAATGATACCCGAAATTCAGTTATTGCATGAAAAATTTTCAGGGCTATCATGGGACAAATCGACTCAAGAGCAGTTTATTGATGAATTAGCGCAAAGTGAATTTTTTGAGGGAAAAGGATCGCCCGCAGATAAAGCGTTTAGTGCCAGAGACAGAATCAATCGGGCACCAAAGGCATTGGGGTTTATCGACTTGAAACCGTATATAGAGTTAACGGAAGCTGGGAATGCTTTTATCTATGGCAAGCGTCCACAAGAAATTTTTCTTCGACAATTACTAAAATTCCAGTTACCTTCTCCATATCATTTGGAGAGCAAAAATATTGTTGGGACTTTTTGTATTCGCCCTTATCTCGAAATTTTTCGGTTAGTCCGTGAATTGGAATACATTACCTTTGATGAATTTAAGATATTTGCTGTCCAGATGACAGATTATCATAAATTTGAGATAATACGGGATTCTATTTTGCAATTCAGAGAGAATAAAGAACAAAACAGAGGGCAGTATAAGCGCTTTGTTAATAGCGTATGGGAAAATGCAATCTTAGATATACATCGTGATAGAATTGCTGCTGGGAAAACAAGGACAAGAGAAACAAATGATGCCAGTTTAAAAAAGTTTATTGCTACTCAGAAAAGTAATATGCGTGATTATGCAGATGCTTGCTTCCGTTACTTGAGGTATACTGGCTTAATCTCTATCTCTCATAAAAGTCGGTCTATATCTATTTTTGCAGACAAAGTCATTGAAGTGGACTTTATTCTTTCAACGGTGACGCGTGACCCAGTTTTTATTAATGATGTAAACGCTTATAAAACACAGTTGTTTTCAGCAAGTACGCCTATTCTTTATACAGATAATATAGATAATATTGTTGATGTACTTATGCGGATTGGCAATTTTACGAAACGGGAGTTATCAGGCATAAATCTTGAGGAACTAAAAGACTTACGTGATGAGATTGTTCAACGACACAAAGATGCTGTTATACATGAGCAGGTAGCAGAAATAAAATCTTATGCGTTGTACTCGGAAATTATTGACACATTCAATGAAATTATCTCTGATGAATATTATGACGCGCCCTTGATGTTTGAGTATAATACATGGCGAGCAATGACTATGCTTGACGGCGGCAATATTAAAGGTAATTTCAATTTTGATGACGCTGGACATCCACTTTCGACCGCGGCCGGAAATATGCCTGATATCGAATGTGACTATGACGATTTTTCTTTGTCTGTAGAGGTAACCTTACAAGCTGGTCAGCGTCAATATGAATCTGAAGGAGAACCCGTTGCACGTCATTATGGTCAGTTGAAGAAAAGATCTGGAAAAGACACTTATTGTCTCTTTATCGCTCCGTCTATCAATCCTGCAACTCTGGCACATTTTTACGGCCTAAATCATTTGTCTATTGCGTTATATGGTGGCAAGTCGAAAATCATACCATTAGAACTAGATCAATTTATGCGTCTTATTGAAAACTCATATAACTATGAAACGCAACCTGTTCCAAGCGACATTCGGCGTTTCCTCGACTATGCCATCAAATTTTGTGAGGATGCAACAGATGAAAATCATTGGTGTTTTGGCATTCAAGCTTGCGTAGATACGTGGTTGGCTTCGTAAATAGCATAGCCATCCGAGCCAGTCAACGGTCAAGATGAACGGCGCTTACAGCGCCGCCGTTGACAGCCTCGCCCGTCTTTGCTGATGGGTAATCAAGGCAGGAAAGCCCCCTTATGGCTTTCCTGCCCTGTTCTATTTTGGAAAATAGCAATTTAACAAATAAAGCAAATGCCGTTGATTTTAACAATTTGAAAAAATCGATTGTCATGCTCAACGTCACTGGATTTGCAATTGGTACTGACAGTAACAATGTTCTAATTCAGTGGTTGACTGGACCGAATAGGGAATTTGGCTATGCACTTAATATTAGCACCACGGATGGTGCAATGAAGTTCTTCTATCGTCAGGATAATGAGTGGAAACCATCCTGGACTAAATAATCATTTGGCGGGATAAATTATCTCGAAGTAAAATATGCTGTTTCCCTTGGCTCCGGCATCAATAGTTATGTCGCCAGTATTGGCAAGAACTTTAAATACCCCATATCCTGTTGTACCATGAATCAGGCATACTTTTTCCTGCGCAGCAGCAGGCAATCCGCTGATTAGTAGTGTATTATTAACTGATGTATCTTGCTTTAATGTAACAAGCGCATTGACCACACATTGTTTTCCGATTTTATAATAATTGGCTGTTCCGGTAACCCAATCCGTATTAATGGTAGTTCCCCCTGATTCCAGTTCTAAATTGCTACTTTATTCATCTTTGCCACAAATGCCACCCTGGATATGTTAAAATGGTATTGTTTAGAAGAATGTCATATTAAATAAGTTTCATAATTTTCATTCAAAAAGTGATAAAATTTATAGTGAGAGAAATATGATAACACCTGGGTAATCCTGGGTGTTTTTGTTTGCTAAGAGGGGATGATTATGGCTTTTGAAGGATGGCTGTTAAAAATAAATGGAAAGACGTTCCCCACCAGACTTATTGCGGCTGAATCCCTAAAAATCACTCCAGACCAGATAATGGATTTAGACCCATATCGAGATGCGGATGGAGTATTGCATCGGACTGCGCTTCCACACACGGCTACATCAATCGAATTCACAACAACTGCCTTGTATTTGAAAGATGCGGAAATACTTAATTCCTTCTTGCCGCATGACAACAGGGTGAAATGTCAAGTTGAATATTGGAATCCTAATACGTCCTCGTATGCTTCGGGGGCGTTTTATATTGCTGATGTGCCATACGAATTTTATATGGTTGATGAAGGGAAAAATGAGATTTTGTACAAGCCAATTAAGGTAACATTTACAGAATATTAGGTGGTGATAATAGATGCTGGATATTCCGGAGAGCATAAAGAGTTTATTTAAGTCTGACAATACAACAAATGATACACGGAGACATTTGAAATTGTATTTCTACAACAAAGATGTTCCCCTGTCTCCTTCTGGCGAGTTGCTTCCGATAGACCAAGAGCCGTGTTATGTGATAGACAATAAGCAGGTGCTTACCGAAGCATTGACAATCACTGAGAGCCTATGTGAAAGCGATGATTTGAAATTTGGAGAGTGTAATGCGGCGCAGTTTGAAATCACTGTGGCAGATGTATTGATTGACCTTTCCGGAAAAGAATTTATCTTCACCATTGAAGTTGGTGGATACGAAATGGCCATGGGGATTTATCGGGTAGAAAGTTTTGTGAGGTTGGAATCTGACCGCAGAAAAAAGAAAATCACCGCTTACAATCGAATGAGAAGATTTCAAACGGACGTTACTGCCTGGTATCAGGGCCTGAATTTCCCAATGACGCTGAAATCTCTCCGGGATTCATTGTGCGGTCATATCGGAATAGAGCAGGTTGACACGTCGCTCCCACTTGATAATATGCTGATTTCAAAGACAATCGAGCCGGAGCAATTGAGCGGATTAAAAGTGTTGCAGGCCATTTGCGAAATTAATGGATGCTTCGGGCAGATAGATAAGACTGGCCGAGTGAAATATGTTTCGCTTGAAAATGCAAGTCTGTTTCCTTCCGAAGATTTATTTCCTGACGATAATTTATTCCCCTCCCAGATGTCACAAGGGGAGACACTATCTTTTTATAAACAGTCAGAAACCAGTTATGAAGATTATACAGTGAGGCCAATTGATAAAGTCCAAATACGTCAGGAAGAGGGCGATATTGGCGGTTGGTCACATGAGGAAGGTACAAATTGCTATGTGGTTCAAGGGAATTTTCTGGCATATGGAAAATCAAGCGAAGAATTAGACAGAATTGCGGATGTTATCTATGACCAGATAAGTGGACGGTTGTACAGGCCGTGCAAAATAGTGGGCCCGGCGCTTCCTTGGGTTGAGGTGGGAGATGGTATTATCTGTTATACAACAGATGATGTAATTGAAACCTATTGCCTAAAGCGGACGCTAAATGGCATCCAGGGAATGATGGATACCTATGAGGCTCGCGGAAGCCTTGAATTGGAAGAGAATACAGGCATACGTTCAGAGATTGTCCAGCTAGAGGGAAAAGCAGCTGTAATTAAAAAATCAGTCGAGGAAGTATCTGTCAAAGTAACGGATTTAAAAGAATATGCTGAAGCTCAATTTAAAGTGACATCCAATGAAATTTCTGCTGAGGTTAAGCGAGCGCAGGAAGCTGAATCCTCTTTGTCGGTAAAAGCAAATGAAATAGCTCTGCGCGTTAGCGAGAAGGTTTCCAGGGGTGAAGTTACAAGTGAGCTGAATTCAGAATTAAAAATAACAGGCCATAGGATAGAATTGACCACAGGGAATTTTATCATTACTGCAAAAAATTTTACGGTTGATGAAAGTGGTGATTCTGTTTTTTCGGGAAATATTAGAGGTGCCTCTTTTATTGGCGGCAATATCGATATTGGTAACGGGAAATTTAAGGTTAATTCATCTGGCATTGTTGAAGCTTCAGACGCTGTAATAAGGGCCGCGGCATTTAACTCAACAGGAATCATTTATGCTGAGAAAGGGATTGAGTGCAATGGAGAAATAGAGGCTGGCACGGGGTCGTTTGGCGGTGTTAATGCGAGAGGGATATATTGTACTGGTACGGTGTATGGTAAGGATTGGCAGTATATTTCAGACGGAAGATGCAAGGAGAATATTCAAAAAATAAGCCCAGAGGAATGTTATGAAATAGTTTCCAGATTGCAACCTGTAGCTTATAAACTGATAGACTGTGATATACATGGCGTAGGATTTATAGCACAGGATGTCAAAACAGTATTGCGTGAATTACATCTGGATTATGCGTTGGTTGGATACTACGAGAAAGAGGATATATATACGTTGCCATATGGAAACTATATAGCAATTCTCGCGGGAGCAATTCAGTATATAAATTTGAGGAAGGATGAATGGACATGGAAAAACGAGACGAACTGATAGTATACCGTAAAAGAGACATAGATAAAGTTGTTGGATTTATTGATAGCCTTGAATGCAAGGGAATTGCGGCGGCCCGGAAACTAGCACTGATTGCCAGCATCTTGGAAGCCGGAAAACCATTAAAGGAATATATTGAAGAAGAAAAGAAAGAGGGAGATGTGTAATGGCATATAAACCGTTTTACCAGATAACGGATTGGCAGAACCTTCCAATTCAGAAAACGCCAATAAACAGGACAAACCTTCTCCATGTAGAAAACGGAATCAAGGAAGCCGATAACCGGATTATCCACCTTGATACTGAAAAACTAGAAAAATCGGAAGCAAATCTGATGGTTAAATCCGTTGTGGTTGATGCGAAAACTGGTGTGATTACGGTTACTCTGCTAAACGGTACGGTATATACATACGATTTGGACATTGAGCGTGTAGTTGTGAATTTTGACATAACGGATGACAATATCCTAATCCTCACCTTGGCTGATGGGACTAAGAAACGGGTAGATTTGACAAGGTTTGTGTATAGCTTTTCAAATACAGCAACAATCACGATGAAGATGGTAAACAGGAAAGTTACGGCTGAAATCGTTGACGGTTCCGTTACCATGGCGAAGCTGGATGCGTCTATCCAAAGTACGTTTTTGCAATATCTTTTGGATGCTGAGTCGGCTAGAGACCTTGCCTTGCAGTACCAGAAAAATGCAAAGCGATATGCTATCGGTGATGCTGAATTTGATGGAAGCGAGACAGATAATGCAGAATATTACTGTGACCAATCTAAAAAATATTCCGAAATCGCACAAGAAGTTGCCGCAATGACTTATCCAAATGTATACGTGGATATTGGGAATGGACATCTGTTAGCTATTGGTGGAAATAATTTTTATCTGTCATTAGATTCATCTGGGCATCTTATTTCTCAAATTGGAAGTGGGGAGACAGTATGATTGTAAGGATTGGTAAGGATAGGACGGTTATATGGGATGCAGAAACATTTGATTAGTGAGGTGACGTAATATGGCAGATTTAGGAAAAGTAGCAGTGACAGACGGTGGGAATTATTCCGCCAGTACAACATATGAAAAATTGACCTTTGTACATTATCAGGGTGATGCGTACATGACGCTAAAAACAGTGAAGGGTGTTACGCCTACAGATGATGGCGTGAACTACAAATTATTCTGCAAAAGCGCAGTGCTGGCAACAGCTTCTAAGGCCGGTATTGTCATGCCAGACGGCACAACAACTACCGTTAACAGCAGTGGAAAGATGAGTGCAAAAAAGGCTACCCAATCTACCACTGGCATTGTAAAAGGAAGTAACAGTATTAAGGTGGGAAGTGATAGCGCAATTGATGTCAATACGGAATTCACTCAGGCTGCTAATTTGGCGAATATTATCACTGGAGAAGCAATTGCAACCATTTTAGGCAAGGTGTCTAAAGCTATTGCCACGACAATGAATTTGAATCAGAACGCATTATTGAAAAGTATGCTTACCAGCATTGATTCAAATGATTCTAGCAAGATTCCGACTGCGGCGTATATTCATACACTGGTTGAGCGGATTGGAATGGGAACACAGTTGACCGCCGGAGCTAATTTGACGGAAGCGGCAAATAATTTAAATAGCAATTTAGCATCCAAAATAACTGTGATGACTTATTCTAAATCGAGTATTCCTATTGTTGCCGGAGATGATTTTTTTGCCAATATACCCGTGGACATTGAGACATCTGCGTATAGATGGGTATTTTCTGTATTATCTGATATCTCTGGAGATAACAGTACTAAAATAAACATAAGCACTTGTATATGGCAAAACGGACAAGTACATATTAAAGGTAATAACCAAGCAACAGGCACAGCAAACATAAGTCTTTCGGGTCTTGTAATCGCTATTAAATGATTATTTATCAAAACACGATACTTCCCCTTACTTTAACCGCAGATTCCGGTATTGCTGTCCCTTCCAACGTCAGCAGTTTTATTGTCCCATCTGGCGATATTAATATCATGAGGAAGCGTTTTCCTGCAAAATCATATACATAGGCGCTGATATCCTGCTTTGGGGCATATTGGCTGGATATGGTTCCAATGACGGAGTTAGAGATAGCCGATGTATAGACATATACTAGGGCAGAATACATACATTGTCCATTACTATATTTCGCCACATTATGATATCCGCCTGCGATATTCTTCGGCGATGTTGAAACGCCTGTAATATTAGGAATATTATAGGTCCCGATAATATTCTTGTTCGCTAAATTGCTACTTTAAATATTTTAAAATCGAAATCACTTATTTATGGACCTTTTCCGGGTCTTATTTTTATGCATAGAAAGGAGAAAAAATACATTATGAACAACTATGAAAAGGCTAAATTAGCCAATGGAAGTATCTACGAGATTGTCCCAGGAGGTCTCCGGGAAAACACGGATAGAAGTAAACTGACGATTATTGCTCTCCTGGGAGACAAAACATTGTCGGCGGTGGATAGTGAAACTGAGGTGGCAGAAAACATTGCGACTGTCACCATCCTTGATGCTTCTGGAGAAGAGATGGACATCAAGAAGGGATATAAGTACCAGACCGGATGCAAAAAACAGAAGAATTACGTGGTTGGAAGAGAGGTGGTTGATAAAGGTGACCTTGATGAAAATGCTGTTGCCGAATATAAAGATGTGACCGCTACTGTGGTGATTATTGAGTTGGCAACAGGAGATGTCCGGGCGGAATTGGATGAAGCCAAGGCGCAGATTTCTGAATTAAACGCAACTGTTGACGCATTATTAGTGACAAATCTGGAGGAATAAAAGATGTTTGAAAGATTAAAAAGATTGTATGTTTCCGGGAAACTGACGGCAGTTGGATTGGCAAATGCCGTTATTAAAGGTTGGATTACAGAAACGCAGAAGCAGGAGATTCTTTCCGAAAAACAGTGATGTCAGGCAGTTTCGTTGCTGGTGGTTTGGAAAGAAAAAGCTACCCTATAAATTATTGTAAGAGGATAAGAGATGGAGCTATTTGAATACGTTAAAAATTCATGGCCGGGATGGGTGTGTAGCGCATTTGTCCCGGTCATAGCATATCTGTATAGCCAAGTTATGGCCAGCAGGAATGGAGTACGCGCTTTGCTCCGGGCAGAAATCATCAGAGTATATAATAAGTATCATGATGATTTACATTATTGCCCGATATACGTAAAACAGTCTATTGAGGATGTGTATAAGCAGTACCACGCCCTTCATGGTAATGGGGTTGGAACAAAATTATATGAAGAAATAATGGCTCTTCCAACAGAGCCGGAAGGAGAGGAATAAGGCATGAAAGAAAAGATTGCAAAACTGATTGATGTTAAATCCATTATGACGTTAGCTTTGACAGGTGGATTCATCGGCCTTACTTGCGCCGGTGAGATTACCGGGGAGCAATTTTTGACTATTTTTACGATGATTGTAGGGTTTTACTTTGGTACACAGTCAGAAAAAAGTAAACAGAAATAGAAGGGGGTGGTCCGCTATCTCCCGGCCGCCAGGGTAATGGCGGTTTAACTTATCAACCCAAAAAAGGAAAGAGAGGTACATATTATGGCAGAATCAACAGGAAAAAATGCAGCGCATATTCCGGGAAATGGAGGATACCTGGCAGACGGGCCAGACCTGCAGGAAAAACAGCCCACCCCATACCTGTATGATGCACCAACAGACACGCCGCATCCGGGTAAGCACCAGAGCGGTGTAGGAGGCCCAAGTGACCGTAACAATAATGGAGTAGACGACGAAAAGGAGTAATTGCGATATCGCAACGGCAGAAAGGCTATGCTATGAGGACATTAAGGTTTAAAGTATCTGGCCAGGAGCTGATAAGGGCTCCTGGCTGTGATTTTAGCAACATAATTGCAGGCACATCGGGCTACCTTCAGGCGGCATTTGAGTTTGGGCAGGACTGGGACGGGACTGTCCGGGTGGCGGCATTCTATCCATACTTACGGTCCCAGGAGGTTGGCAGGCTGATTAAGGATGGCGCCTGCATTGTGCCGGATGAAATCACGGCCTATGACACATTTAAAATCGGGGTGGTTGGCCAGCGTGAGAATGGCCAGAGGATTACCACCAACCTGATTACAATTAAGCAGGAGAGGGGGAGCGGACAGGCATGGCAACGGTAGATGAGATACTGGCAAGACAGGCTTATGCAGACGGTGACGAGACCTGGACCAAGGATAATAACTACCCGTCATATACGCTGTACGTGGAGCCGGAGTATGTCCCGGTCACCAACAAGCGCATTGCGGACTTTAACGACCAGATATCGGTCAGGGGCGAACAGAATGCCCAGTTCGTGGGCTTCCAGTTGCCCAGGTGCGATGACGGCCTGGACCTCACCGCCCAGCACCTGTACATCCACTACCAGACGGTCTATGGGGGTGGGGATGGCGTACCCTGCAACGTGTCCAAGTCGGACAGCCATGTGAGGATGTGCTGGCAGGTACCGGCACAGGCCACACAGGAGCCAGGGACAATCCAGATGATGATATATGCGACCGGCACCAACAGCGCACGGGAGCGTGTAACCTGGAAGACCCTCCCTGCATCCTATACCATCCATGATGGGCTGGAGATTGGCGGCGGAATCCCAGAGCCAGACCAGTCTTGGTACGAGCAGTTTGTGGCGCAGATGGAGGGCA